CCCCCCCCAAGGCAATTATGTAATTACTTCGTGTGAGAATAGGATTTACAGACTCCTTAAAGCATGATATCTGTAAATTTACAAACCTACTTCTGAGAACAATCGACGTAGCTGATTAATTAGGACTGGTTAATTTCCTAAAACACAATTAATAGTTGTGTTCAGTTGGAGATATTGTTCATACTAAGTAATAAATACTTAGCCTACCCACACTGCAGATTTTCAAATCATAGCATTTCTACATCTGTCAGACCCACTAGGTGGGAGTGCTTTTGACACACCTTAGAGATGTTTTTATCAGGTTAATTCCCTTAACTAGATGCCTCTAGTCGCTGGAAGAAGCTCTTTAGATATTCACTACCATGTTAACCCCTTGTAGCTATTACTACTTAGGCATCATAGCTTATTCTCTATTGAGGTAATCCCTCCGTAGCTACAGTGTACTCTTAAACTGAGCAGTAGCAAACCTCAGTCACCTTTTTTTCCAAGCTCACTTGAGGGTAAAACGTTCAGTGCTTTATCAAAACCCCTAACCTACAGTTAATGTGATATTTAATTGTACTTACAATTATAAACTATAAATTTATAAAAAGCAATAGAAAACACAAAAAAAAGAAAGCACAAAGGGAATTAGCTGTGCTTTCTGAGGTTTGCATATATATAGTATAACCTACTATTCTAAATAAGTCAACACTTAAATACAAAAAAAGTACAGTGTTGGATGTCTGTACTTTTTAACATGAAATAAGGAGACTTTATTATCAAGAATAGATATTAAAGTTGATATAAAATGCCAGTGTTGATGCTTAAACCATCACTTCTACTTTATATTTGCACTATGTCTAGTGCATATAAGTATATTACATCAAAAAAGGGTCTAAGTCAATACTTAAACCCAATTTCAACAGAAAAATTAACTTAAAGGCATTTAAAATGGCTTTCTTTCAACTACCGTAAATTAATTATAGCATAAGAAAAAGAGATGTCAAGTAACATCCCTTATTCCCATCACAAAGTTTTAATTCTATGGAGTAAACTAATATGAATTTTCAACATTATCGCCTACACATGTAGTATAAACCATCTAAGCTACAGTGTCAACAATAAATTATGGATACTTAACTTTCTTAGCATCACTAAGCTGTTCCTTACATAACAAGTATAAATTAGTGATGTCATAACCCATACATCCATTCTTGTTATACATATCCCATTTAACCTGTAGCTGTGTATAACGCTCTGATTTCTCTTCTCGTAAGTCTTCTAGCATCAGTGGTATATATCTACCCATAGCTAGTACATCATCCTTAGAAAGCTTCTTAGACACCTTAAACACCATCCTATCTAGTATATACTCCTTGACGAATAGTAAACTTCCTTTGAACATCTACAGGAAGTAAACTTAATACTTCTTTTTTCATTTCATTAATCTCTTTTTGACTAAGTCTATCATGTCTATCCCATCTATCCTTAACTACAGCACGGTATTTTTCATACTCTTCATCAAGACCACAAGCCTTTAAGTAGTCAATCATAATAGCTAGAGTACCTAAATACTTACCCCAACCTAAGTGATGTCCTTTAGTTGATATACCATTAAACTTACTCTGTTGTGGAAAGAACCTTACCCATGCTTTCTCAACTTTATTATCCATTAGTCAGCCCCCCTTAAAGTATCATCTACAGCTCCTAGTAATTCCTCTAACTCTACCCACATATCTTCTAAGTAGTCATTAGTCTTATACTTCTTCAATAACTCATTATATCTCTTCTTAAACTGATGATAATATAAAGGGTTACTCATCCTAATAGCTTCCAATTTAGCTTCAATATTAGCTTTTAAACCTGCTATCTGTAGTTCAATCATCTTGTATTCCTCCTAGTAATTAGTATTGATTGACAGTTACTATTATACCATACATTGGGTTGCAATAGCTAAAAATTGTAGAAAAATATAGGGTTGCAATAAGGTTAGGGTTGCAAAAATATTTTGACTAAACATAACACGCCCCAAACGCTATGAGCGTGAAAGTCCAAAAATACCTAGTATATATAGAGAACCCTTGATTTTAAAGCATTCTGTAGCTTACCAACTAACATCTTTCCGAAAAATCATAATTTTCCAGAAACATAAAGGAATGGTCTTATTTCATTGTATACCTTTAGTATCAAGGCTTTAGGTCATGTTTAAGTTGATAAGCTACGTGCATTGATAGAGTACAGACTATACCAATTTATTACTAACTAATGATGATATATTGATAGTACAGTATATTGTCTTTATAGTTTTGTTATCATCATTTCATTGTGTGTTAGGGTTGCATGTCTATGACTCTATGAAGTGCGTGCATTGCACTCCTTTTAACGGTACATATACACCCTAAACATATCACACTATCCTATATCATTACCTTACACATCCTCTTATACTGATATATCACTGTCTATCAATCCCATATTCTACTATCACTATTAACATATCATGCTAACACGTCCATATACCCCTCTAAAAGCCCTTGTAATCGTCTATAATACGTTAATAGTCTTATCATACCTACTTATTATTATCCTTGCTTATATGCCCTTATATTAGCTTATACTGATATATGCTTACTATTCTCTACTATATAATGATAATAAATAATGTTGACTAATAAGATACTGTTTAATGTATGGGCGAGCGTTAGCGAGTCTATACACTTAAACTGTATCTTATAATGTATAGTGTTTTGGTGGTGAGTTGATAAGCTACAAGGGGTCATGACCCTGTGGGGGTCATTCCCTAGCTATACTAATCTACTATAAATACACTAGCCCAAAACAAAAACTAAAAACCAAAATCAAAAAGGTTTTAAAATAAATTTAAACTTCTTTCAAAAAAGTGTTGACAGATAGATACAAGATAGTGTATACTATATTTGTAAGTTAGTTAATGACTTACATAAACAGAAAGGAGTCATTTATTATGACAAATGAATATACTAACCTTTATGATTGGTGTGATAACCATCTAGGACAAACACTAGACAACAAACACCGTAAGTTATGGGAAGAAGCAGGTAAGCTAATTCTTTCCATCCACAATATGAATATTCAAGTATGGGAATGTGATAATTGTCTTATCACTATCCGTACTTATGCCACAGGGTGCTTTAAGCTCTTAGATGTTCAGTAAAGGCTAACAGGGGATTTTCAAGGATTCCCCATCTGTAAGGCTTGAAATAAGCCTAATAAAATTAAATTTAAAAAATGTACATAAAACTGTTGACAAGATAAATATAATACAGTATAATGTATATGTAAGATAAAGAAAGGGAGTTACCTAAAGGGGTAGCTCAAAGGTAAATGAAAATGACTGAACTTAAATTTGATTATAACACTGCTGAACTTTATATTAGCAAGTATAATACCTACGGTAGCAAGCTTTTTGTCCTAGTTGACATTAAGAACAACACCTTAATTAAAGGTTGGTCTGCGTCAAGTGTATGTAGCCCTGATAATTGTAATTATAGAGTTCTTACTGATACTACTCAAAAAGAGGTAAGAAGGGTCTATGAAAGCAAGTTATCACAAGGCTATACTGAAATTAAAGAAAGCGAATTTGAACAAGCTCGTGAAAATGCAAAAGCATAACCCTTTTAGGTAAAGCCTAACTCTTATCTTGCAAGGGATAAGGGGGTATATTAGATTAGCTATCTAAGGAGCTATCAATAATCTAGTGACTACCCTATTTATGATAATAGGCATAGAGCTAGTGAGACAAGCCAAAATCAAGCTACAATGTTGACTAAACACTTTTAGAGACTTGGTAACTTGGATACAACGGTTACACTAAACAGACAAGACAGATGAACTAAATGGAATAAAGAGGTAAATATTATGTCAAACGCATTTATGATTATGGGGCTTACAAGACGAGTAAGCCAATTTAACGAAGATAGAAAAGCTAATGTGGTGAGTGTAGCTACATTAGACAACATTAGGGAGATTTGTTTTCATGTAGAGCATATCTTTGAGTTAAAACAAGATACTATTGATGGTTTACATGATATTTGTCACAAGTGCCTTGTGGCTTATGACCACATGAAACCTGACTATGATGAAAAAGCTATGTTAAAGCGTATAAATGCTATCCGTTTTGACTTACTGTTAGAACTAAAATCAGCTAAAATCAATATTTTTTAAAAATATTTGCATTTTATTGTTGACAATGTAATACAATATATTGTATAATAATATATGTAAGGTAGCTAAGAACCTTATGGAAATAAAGAATAAAAAGGGAGATATTATTATGTTTTTAAAGTTTGTTATGTATAAGAATGTTGCAAAAGTGTACCTTGTTGGTGGAACTAAAGAAGCTATACTTACTATCAATAAAGAATCTGGTTTATTTGATATTTGTGGTTCATTGTCATTCTTGTTACATAGAAATTTCTGGGATACATATAAAGGTATGTATCATAAAGGAGAATTGATAGAGCTAAAAGACAGCTTGGATACAGCAAGAAAAATTAAATCATTGATGGAAGAAAAATATGCTTATTGTAGTTAAGCACAAAGAAAAAGGGGTGTTATCTATTTCAGAATACCCTAGTATAAAAGTAGCTGAGGAAGAGTATAAAAAGCTCTTTCCTGATACTTTTGATGAGTTGGTTATAATTGAAGCTACAGAATATCTGTAGTTTATGAATGAATAAGGAGTAAATAAAATGGTTGGATTTTTTGTACTTGGTTCCATGGCATTGTTGATTGTAGGTGTTGACTATGGAAAACTTTATTATTAGTCTTAAAAATGGTGAGAAGTATCACCTTAAGACAGAATACAAACGTATTTCTGTTACAAATAAAATGGCTCTATATTACTATATAGAGGTGTTTAGTCAATGTTCTCGTAAAGAGATAGCTGAAATAAGAAAACCTATTTCAGATAGTGAGCTAGATGACTGTAGTTTAATCATCACAGTCACCAAAGATATGGTGAAACGATATAACAAATTGTAAGGAGATAAGTAATGCTAAATTTATTTAAAAAGAAGGAAACTACACAAGTATTTCATCAACCATATCGGCCTAGTTGGGAGGAGTCAGCTAGACAGTGGGAGCAGTCTCATATTGCTCATAAAAAGGCTTTTGAGAGCGTTAAGCATGACTTAAGTAGTAATACACTACCTAGGGTCTAGAATTGATTGTAGACCATTTTAGAGGGGTTTAAGGCACACTAGAAAAGGCTAGCACTAGACTGTCAGGGGTCTAGGTGTCATAAGCTATATTAGTATAGCTATAATTTAATAAGGAGTTAAAATATATGGCTTTTGAAACTATTAAAGCAAGAGAGGTTAGAGACTATATGAATAAGTATAGTCTTACAAACAAAGTCTTTGCCAAGGCATTAGGTGTTAGTGCTAGTAGTGTCAACCAATGGAAACAAAGAGGGTTGTCTAGTAAGACCAAGAATTTTAGGAAGCTACAGAGAGTCCTAAAATTAGACTTTTACCGTGACAATGTAGTTGATGTTCCTGATGAGTTACCATGTGGGAATACATGGTCAGTCAGTCGTGTGTCTAAGTGGCTTGAAAGTCCTTGGGATTTTTACTGTCACTATATTAAAGGTCTATCAAAAGCTAGTCCTTGGCAAGACGCATTAGACCGAGGAACTACACTGCACCATATTCTTGAATGTATTGGTAATGGTGTTAGTCTACATAGTATCTTACAATCAATTGACTTATGGGCAAATAAGGAAGGCTTGTCTGAAAGGGGTGTAGCTGATGGAATCCGTGTAGCTGAGAAATACCTTAATCACTATGGCAGTGTAGAGTCAATAGGTACAGTCATAGAGACTGAGAAGCTTATTGAGTGGGATTTATCTGAGTATCTCCCAGGACAGCATTTTCAAGGCTATATAGACGCTGTAGTTGTTGATGCTGACGGTGGAATCTGGTTAGTTGATTACAAGACATACAGCAATAAACCACGCTTTGAAAACTTACGCTTAGAACTACAGTGTAACGTGTATATGTATGTCATGAAAGAAATTCTTGGTTACAATGTTCAGGGTTTTGTCTATGACTGTATCAATCCAAAAGAAAAAATTGTAGGTCGTGGGTATCATTTTCATCAATTCAAAATTAGCTATAATGAAAGGATTGTAAACAAAGTAGTTGAGGATTTTCTTTCTACGATTGAAATTATTATTAATCATCCTGATTACTCTATTTTCAAAAAATCTGATTATGGTACACCTTACATGGATGAACTTGTTCATGGTTTTGAAGAAGAAAACAGAATCAAGATTACAGGTATTGAAGAAGATGATAGTTAATAAGTATGTTATGCTTGCTTTAATATTTCTAGCTTTGGAATTGGCATTGATTGATGATAAAGAAGAATTAATTGATTGGATTTCAGAATTAGGTTTATTCTTATTTGTATATTTGATATACATGTATTTTAAAAAATTTTGATTTAAGGAGGTTAGTTTTTGGGTAAAGAATATTTAGATGATGAAGAAGCAGTAAAAAAATTTTGGGAGAATGTGGTAGATATGTGTAACCGTAGAGGAACTACAATTACTAAATTATCTCTTAAGTTAGGTAAGTCACCTAATCATATATCAAACATGAAAAGCCAAAATATCAATCCGACTTTAGTGAAAATAAAAAATATCGCTGAAGCTTTAAAGATTGGCATTACAACACTTTTTAAAGGAATTTGAAAAATTTTATGTTTTAGGGTTGCATTTTGCAACTCTTAGTGATACAATAAAAGGGTATTAAGATAAAACAATAAGGAGACAATATCATGGATGAAAAAATTTTAGTTACATTACCTGAGCATATTGCTGACTATTTAGAGTATACGAAAAGTTTTAAATACTCTATTATGGGTGCTTTAAACATGACAACAAGTAAATATGTTAGCGATGGTGTAGTTAGAGGTTGGCTAGATGATAGAAATAATCAAGAAAAATTTGTAAGAGCTTGGTTAGATGGGTACAAGGTAGAAGAAAAAAAATTTCTTATTAAGTTTAAAAATCTTGGTGATGTTTATGGTTATCTTAACTATGAAAGAGAAGCAAAAATTTTTAAATTAAGTAGTAAAGATAATTCAGTATACTTCCAAACAATATTCACGGAAAAATTCCTTGAGGAAAATGGTTTTGGTTGGGTATTTAACTGTGAAGGTGTTAATATTATTGAGGTAGAAAATGATTAAAACTAAATATTTAGTAACTAGTCAAAGTTTTGACGACGCTGAAGAAATTGATGATTTAATTAATGATTTCTTGAAAGAAAATCCTGATATTAAATTAATTGATATTAAATATCAGTCAAATGTTTCTGCTGTTGCTGATGGTGGTGTAAGTGCTACTTACTTTAATAATTCAGCTTTGATAATCTATAGGGAGAAAGAAAATAATGTATACCAAAAAGAATATAAGGAAGTAGTTCCTCAATGTGTAGCTGATTGGTATGAAAAACATAAAGATAATTTAGAGGATGAGATATATTACCTGATTAGAAATTGGGATGATAAAGAAAGAATTTCAGATTTTTGTAAATGGTTTGATGATGTAGAAAATGAATCAATCAAAACCCTTGTAAACATGCACCAGTTTGGCTATGAGGTCAAGGAAGAGGCTAGATATATAGTCAAATTCAAAGGAGTTTATGGCGACGCTAGATATTTGAATCACGAGATTGACGGCAATTGGTATATCAATAGCAGACAGGAGACACATCAGTTTCGAGTGGCCCACACCCGTAAAGAGTTAGAAGAAGCTGATTTTGGGTGGGTATTCAATTGTCCAGGCGTTGAAGTGAAAGAGGTTGAATAATGGATATTATTAGGTATATCATTGCACATCCAGTGTATTGTGTAGCTCTAGGTTTTCTATGTATCCTAGCTTGGAATTTAGCAGGATTTAATTCTAAAGCTACAAGCTACAAGCGTAGTGCGTTGATTGATAAGCACTACAGAAAAAATTTCAAAAAATAATTTAAAGGGCTTATAGCCCTATTGAGACAGCAAAGGTTAAAGCACACACTGTTCTAAAAAATTAATTTTACCTTTCTTTATTTCATAACGTTACATGCGTACATTTCATTTGTCTTATGTGCTACAGGGGTTCGACTCCCTTGGCTGTCATTACCTTTTAGGTAAAAAATTTTTAAGGGAGTAAACTACATGGTTAAGTTGAAAAAACTGAGTGAGATTAAACCACATAATCTTACTACCATTTATGGTATGCCTGGTAAAGGTAAGACCAAACTAATTTCTTCCATGCTAGGAAAAATTTTAGTTGCTGACGCTGACAATGGTTTGTCTACAATTATGAATGATGTAGCTGAATCAGGTCAGACAGTTGATGTAGCTACAGTTGAATCCTGGGAAGATTTCTTGGAAGTGTTGGATGAGGTAAAAAATTATGATAGCTTTGCTATTGACCATTTAACTAAAATCCAACAATTTCTGTATGACTATCTTATTGAGAACGATAAGAAAGCTAAACGCATGACCTTACAACTATATGGTTATGCAAAAGAGGAAATGATTTCAGTCATTGATAGGTTAGTTCGTTTTGCAAATGCAGGAAAAAATATCTATGTCATTTGTCAAGAGAAACAGATTAATCTAGAAGATGAAGATGAAGACCTTCCTAAAATTATCACAGCAGACCTGCAAGGGTCTATCCGTGACTATCTGTTAGCTTCATGCTCTCTTGTAGCTAATGCTCGTACATATCAGAAAAAAGAAAAGGTAGACGGTAAGCCTAAGAAAGTGACTTATTATGGAATCCAACTTAGTGACTCTAATATCTACACTTTGAAGGTTCGTACACCAGAAAAAAATTCTGTTCCTGATAAACTAATCAATCCTACATGGAGTGATATCAATAAAGTCTTAGGAGTGACTGAAAACTCATCTGCTCAGACAGTTAAAACAAAAAAATCTAAAACAACTAAAAAATCTAAAGGAGAATAACAATGAAAATCAAATTTGAAAACGCTGAGGGTATCAAGGATGGTATCCATGAAGTAAAAATTACTAAAATTAAACGTGTAAAACTAGGTAAAGACAAGAAACCTGCTACACAAGTAACATTTGTAGGTAAGTCATTGACTATGTCAAGTAATTTCTTTGACAACTATATTTCAGGTCAGTTGTTCCAAAGTATGGTTCGTGCTGTTGGTTTTGAAGACTTTGATGTTACTGTTGATGAAATTGATTCTGAAGACCTTATTGGTGAATCATTGAATGTTGAAGTAGCACCACAAGAGGGGAATCCTAAGTTTAAAGAAATTAAAGATTACCTTCCTATCGGTGATGAAGATGATGACCTTGAAGATGATGATGGGGAAGAAGACGAGGACGAAGAAGAGGAAGAGGATGAAGAGTAAAGAGGAAAAAATGCAAGCTATTGCTTACAACATCTCTAAGCTCTTATATGTTCAAGGATGGACTCAGTTAAAGCTTGCTAAATCTTTAGGTGTAAGTCATACTACTATTCAAAACTACATCAATCAGAAAAAACTTGCTTCTGATTCTTCAATCAAAAAACTTGCTGAAATTGCAGGTGTTACTGAAGAAGAATTTCTTATTGAAGGGAGTTTCTAAATGCAAGCTAAAGATTTAAAAGTAGGTGACATCTTCCGTGTAGATGAACCAGGTTATACTAATGAACCTTTGGAATGTATAGACATTCAAGAGTATCATTTAGTTTATCAACCACTTAATACTTCTAAAATATTTAACATGTCTAAGGGTAATAAAGTAGTTATTCTTGAAAAAGAAGAAGAAAAAAATTCTGATTCTGAAGTACATAACCCACAACGCTACAATGCTAACAATGTAGAGTGTTGGGATTTTATTTCTAAGTATGAGCTTGATTACTTTGTAGCTACAGCCATTAAATATGTATGGCGACATAAGTATAAGGGTGGTAAGCAAGACTTAGAAAAAGCTATTGAGTTCTTGTGTAAAAGAATTAGTCTAGGAAAAATTTATGAAAGACCAAGTGATTTTACTTATACAGTGCCACAAGTAATTGACTATCAAGACATGGATATTACACAAATGGTAATTCTATATTATGCTAGTAGATTACATGTAGTGTCACCAGACGCTCAGAAACGGCTTGTAATCAAGGTAAAAAGTCTAGTGGAGGATTATATCAATGAGTTCTATTAAATGGCATACAGAGGACGAGAGACTGCTTCCTATACGTGCTACAAAAAATTCTGTTGGGTACGATTTTGTATCACCTGATGATTATGAGATTAAACCAGGTGTAACTATTGCCATTGATTCAGGTGTGTCATGTGAGTTTTCAGATGATTTATGGCTTGGTATCTATGGACGGTCTAGCTTTGTAAGAAAAGGTCTTATGAATCCACTCGGTGTAGGTATCATTGATGCTGACTATCATGCTACTGGTAATAACATTGGAATCATGCTTAAAAATGTATCTGATGAAACTATTAATATTACTAAAGGAGATGCTATTGCACAAGGTATTTTCCATAATGTTATTACTGCAGGTGATGAAGTAACTACAGAGCGTGTAGGTGGTTTTGGTTCTACTGATGTTATTGATGAGTACCCACTTACTGTAGAAATTTATGGTAAGAAGTACAAAGCTAAATATGTAAGGAATCTTTATCATTCTTTGTTTGGTATCTTGGTATATGGTACTGATAAAGACATTATCTTTATTAGTAAAGATAAGGATGGAAGACTACATGATGCTTGGAGTTTCTTTAGAGTAAATACAGATGTTATCTTAAATAATCATTGTTGGTTTTTTGAATATGACTTAGGTTTAGTTGTTGATGCTACTAAAGAAGAAGCTACAAATGACTTTATTGAAAGCTTGTTAGTTAAGGAAGGATAGAGGTGTTAGGATGCCATTAGATAAAAAATTTAAGGATGTACTATCTCTAAACTTTGGTAAAGATGATGAAATCCATGTGGGTCTCTTGGCATCAAGTGGGCAGTTTAATAATGGTACTATCACTCTAGACGAGATTGATGAGTTTATCACAGAATACAAGGATGATTACAATGTATTCATGTGCTATGCTCCTATTGAAGGAGATGATAGACTACTAGAAAATGCTAAACCTACTAGATTCCTTGTAGCTGATATTGATGGTGCTGAAATTCCTAAAGAGTTTCCCCCTAGTTATTATTGGGAAACAAGCCCTAATAAGTATCAAGGTCTTTGGATAAGTGATAAAGTCATTGCACCTAAAGACTATGAGGTGTTAGCTCATGCTATGGTTAAAAAATTTAAGTTTGATTCTGCTAGTGACATTGTTCACTTGTATAGGATTCCAACTACAATTAACCATAAGTATGCTACACCTCAAGAGGTATCAGAGCCTAAAGGTGATGGTGTTGTTTACCGTAGACAAGATATTTTTGAAATTCTTGAATATGATAAATACAAGAAAGGCACTAAAAAGAAGAAGGTCAAAGGCAAAAAAATTCCTAATAAGGAATATGACCTGGAAGAGCTTTACAAAAAATATGAAGTAAAACCTCTTGTAGAAAGAGAAATTACTGACCGTAGTGCTTATGTATACGCTATTGCTAAAGCTCTATATGAGCAAGGTGCTAAGTCTTCTGAAGTTAAGTTTGTAGTTATGTCTACTGACCAAGACAAGTGGGATAGAGATGAAATTGACAAGGTTCTACTAAGAATTAAGTCAAAGACTAAGCGTAGAAAAAAAGTTAGTAGTTCAGTTAATATTTCTGAAGACGAAGTACATATCATTGGTATTAATGATGTTAAAGAAGGTGAGCATGGTGAAGAATGGCTCATTGAAGGTCTTTGGGAGTATGATTCAGTTGGGTTAATTGTAGCACCTCCTAAAAGCTACAAGTCTACTCTAATTACTAACATGGCTGTAGCTGTAGCTAGTGGTAAACCCTTTGATGGTCGTAAGGTTATTCAGGGTGGTGTACTTATCTTGCAAGGGGAAAATAGTTTAGTTGCAGAAAAATCAAGATTGATGAACATTGCAGGAACTACAGACTTACCAATCTACTATGTTCAATCAAGTATTAATCTTGATAACATTGAAGTTCTTAAACGTACTATCATTGAAAACAATATCAAGATGCTTGTAATTGACCCTCTATACCTATTGTTTGGTAGTGGTAATATGAACCATCAAGTGGATGTTACACCTAAGTTAAGGACTCTTACAGAGCTCAGAAAAGAAACTGGATGTAGTATTATTCTTGTTCACCATACAAGAAAAACAGATGGCTCTTCAGACTTATCTACAAGTGATATTAATGGTTCAGGATTCTTTGAAGGATGGTATGAGTCGTTAATTATGTTACAGCCCCCTCATAGAACTGTTGTAAGGAAGGTTAAGATGTTTAATCGTTTTCGTAACCACATGGGGTCTGAAGGAACTATCAGAATTGATGATAACCTTAAAATGACATTGAACCTTGATGATGATTTTGGTGGGGAATATTCAGAAGATAAACCTGATAAACCTATCAATACTCGTAAAGAGAGACTGAAAAAGAAAAAGGCTAAGAAAGCTAAGAAAGAAGCTGTAGCTGAAGAAGTTAAGAAAGAAGAAACTAAGGTAAAAAAGTCAAAGGCTCTCAGAAGCTCTAGTAAGCGTTCTAAGCGTGTTAAACAACCTACCTATACAACAACCCTAGAAACGTTTTACAAGCCATCAGAAGGCGAATTAGAGCGTTTTGAGAGTGGTATGACGATTGACCTTAGTAATAATAAGAAAATTTATGTTGATATTGAAACTACAGGACTTAATAATATCACTGATGAAATTAAGTCAATTCAGATTACAGATGAGAGTGAAAACACTTATGTACTTTGGGTTGATGGTAACTACAGTGAGCTTAAAGCTATTGCTAAGTTCCTAAATCAATTCAAAATTATTACTCATGGTGGTAAGTTTGATAGCCTATTCTTCTTTAGAAAGTGTGGTATAGCTCTTAAATTGTTTGGGGATACTCAGATTCTAGCTCATATGCTTACAGAACCTAAACTTAAACTTAAGTACCTTGTTAAGAAATACCTTGGTATTGACTATGATATTGACAAGGAAACTAAGAAGTCTAATAAGAAGGTAACTGTAGCTAGTGTTAAAAAAGAACTTAAAGAGTGGGCTTTAGAAAATACTGAGCTTAAGAAACTTACACCATATAACAAAATGATTGAAGCTCTATATAATGACTTGGAAGGTAGCTTATTCTTAGACAAACCACAGATGCTCATTAAGTTTGTAGATGATGGTACTGATTATGATAAGGTACTTGATTACTACTCTAAGGTGTCTGAGCGTGTTTTGGAAGAAAGAAGAATGACTCTTATTAAGTATGGTATGGGGGATACTGTATATGGATTCAGACTTTATAATTACCTATATCCTAAAGTTAAAGCTTATAAGCTACTTAAGGTCTATAGACATGAGGTAAGAGCTTATAATGCCTATATTGAGGTTGAAAAAGAAGGGGTTACAATAGACTTTGGTTTATTGGGAGAGACCAGAGCTACAATAGAGACTGAGCTTAAAGAAGTCGAAAAAGAACTATATTCATTTGATATTGTCAAAGAAGCTGAAGTAGACAACTTTAATTCCTCTAAACAAAAAGTAAAACTATTTTGTGATGTGTTAGGTTGGGAGACTAAACACATGACTAAAGGTGGTCAACCACAAATTAATCAATCACAATTAGAAGAATGGTCTAAAGAAGGTAAACATGAAATACTAGATGTTTTACTTAGATATAATAAGCTTACTAAACAGTTACAATTTGTGAATTTGTGGGAGGAATTATCACAATATGATGGTAAGCTACATCCAAGCTTTAACATTACTGCAGACACTGGAAGGACTACTTGTAAGAATCCGAACATCAATAATTAGTTGGGTGTTCTTTCACCGTGAGGTGTCAAAATAAACTATGTGAACTCAGGGAAACCCTCTTATAATTGGGCAATCCTGAGCCAAGCCTTATAGGGATATAAGGAAGGTGCAGAGACTAGGTAGAGTAATCTAGACCAGAAGAAATACCCAAGAGTGCATAGCTCCTAGTTTACATAAGATAAGGTGTATGTTACAATAATTACAACAAAAACCTTGGAGGTCTTATGTATAAAGATAAGAAGTATTTAAAGAAACGATTTATAACTGAAAGAAAAACTGTCCAATTTATTGCTGATGAATGTGGTGTAAGTAAAAGCACTATAGAAACTTATCTTAAAAGATATTCTCTTAAGAGAGGTAACATTAAGCACACAATAAATGAAGACTCAGTAGACACTACATCACCTATATTTAATTACTATGCAGGTCTAATAGCTACAGATGGTTACTTAGATAAGAAAGTACAAAGGGTATCTATTAGGAACAAGAATCTAGGGTGTGATAAAGTATTTGAACGCTTAAAGGATTACTTTGAATTTACTGGTAATGTTAGAGTCTATAGAGAATGTTATGACCTAACAATAACATCTAAATGGCTCATAAGAGGTCTTAAGGCATTAGGTATATCACCTCTAGGAAAGATTCATAATGAGTTCCCTGATTTATTCTATGATGAATATTGTGCAAGAATGTACCTTAGAGGTATTTTAGATGGTGATGGTAATATAAAAACTACAGGAATATTTAGAATCACATTATCTAATAAGTCATTCTTAGATGATATGTCAGAGTATTTGAATGATACTCTAGGTCTAAATACTGTAGTTAAGCCTGATAGAAAGTATTGGAAGATTGAAATGACTAAAGGAGATAGTAAAGTATTTCTTGATTGGGTCTATACAGGTTATGATGAGTTTAGATTTTTAGATAAATATTATCGTTATCTAGGATGAAGATATAGTCCGAACTTATAGGATAGTAAACTATAAGAACTACAGGATAAAGAGCCTGTAGGGTAACATAAAGCCAACAAGTGCCCCAGGAGTCAACACTTAGGAATGTAATTACATGTCCTAAAGGTAGAAAATTCATTGAAGTGGATATGTCACAAGCTGAGTTGCGTGTAGCTAGTATCTTTTCTGAAGATGAAAACATGATACATGCTTATCAGTCAGGAAGTGACTTGCATCAGAAAACAATGGAATTAATTAAAGGTGGTAAGAAGCCTAAGAACGACCAGGAAGCTAAGAGATGGCGTACTGAAGCTAAGTCAGCAAACTTTGGTCTCTTGTATGGTATGTCAGCTAAGACTTACCAGGAGTATGCTAAAGGATATGGTATGGAAATTACTTTAGAAGAAGCTGAAGACATCCGAGATGATTTCTTTAACTCATATCCAAAGTTACTAGACATGCATAAGAAGTTTGTAGACTATGCTAAGAAGTATGGATATACTTATAGTCCTATTGGACGTAAACGTTTCTTACCTAACCTTAAAAGCAAGAATTGGAAAGATGTTAGTGAAGCTGAAAGACAAGCTATTAACACACCTGTCCAAGGTTTTGCAAGTGACCTAGTAATTAGTGCTTTAGCAGATATTCTTGAAGATGAATCACTAGACAAGTCTAAATATAAGATTATTGGCTCAGTACATGATGCCATCCTAGTTGAAGCAGATGAAGATGTTGCTGAAGAATATGCTAATAAAGTAAAAGAACACATGGAGAATCCAAGTGTCCTAGAAATATGTGATATTGAAATTACAGTACCTCTTGTAGCTGATATTGAAATTGGCTCAGCATGGGGTAAACATGATTAACAGAAAAGGAATTAAAAATGAACTATCTTTACACTATCAACCTATATCAAAATGACAATAAAATTCATAGTGAACAACTACTTTCTGTAAATAACTACAAGACTCTTAATACACTTCTTATAGGTGAAGATGATATTGTTCCTAATGAATATGTTGTTGACAATGGTAAGATGCTTATGGCAGTAATCGACATGATTCTTATGGAAAAATACTGTGAAGAAGAACCACAAACAATTAATGTTACTAATAGTCAAGGTAATGAAGTTGTTAAAATCCATCATTCATTTACTAACCTTTCATCTCTATTCATGCGTTTTGTTATGGAAACACAAAAGGAAGATAAACTAGATAAAGACAGTCATATTATGATTATGTCTATGGCTGTTAATAAGCTAGTCAAGTGTCATGATTTGTTTACTAATGAAGTTTTGTCAGACTTGTTTGCAACTACAGATTGTATTGATGAAATTACAGGTGATGTAAAAGAAGGATTTAAACTTACAGTTGAGGTAGAAGAAGATGAGTAAGATTAAGTATAATGATTATGTTGAATTTGCAAACGCATTAGAGAATGTGTTTACACAAGTAACAGGAGACTTTACAAGCCCTGTAGTTAGCTATATCTATGATGCTGTAGAATTAATCAATAAAGCTACACCAGGCTTCCTAGAAGGCTACTGTGCTGTTAGTGTCCATGATGCTTATGAAGGTGGTTTACCTGCTCATACAGTTAAGGTATTCTCTCAACTATGTAGCTTTATGTTTGGTGGGGATAGTACTGATGTATTCTACAATAACATCAGAAATGGTGTTGACATGCCTGCTCTTATTATTGGTTGTATCATTCATGACTTTGGTAAGACATTTGAATACTTGAATGGTATGAGACATGAGAACTCATTTGTACCTCATACACTGTTTGGTATTCATCTTCTAACTAAACTAGAAGCTGACATTCTATCTAAGTATTCTATGGGTACTTACCTACGTTTGATGGCTATTATTGGTCAACATCATGGAGACTTTGGAGAGAAACCACAGTGTATTGAGTCTTATCTTATTCACTTAGCTGACTACCAAGAAACTAAACTACAGATTCTTGAAGAAGCTATTGAAAGTGCTAAAGATTATGGTGATGATGTAGTTACCTCTAAGTATCTACCATATAAACTAAATTGTGGAGGTGGTAATATTGACTTTTAGTCTTGGTCAATTAGTCTTGGTTAATAATAAACCTGGAGTAATTACTAACATTGGTAAAGGAGCTTATGCTGTTAATATTGATGGAACTAATGAGTGGTTCAATGAAGAAGATATTATCAGTATGTATCCCCAGGATAGTGTTCAATTCTATCAAGGTAACTTGTTAGATGTTGAATTTAAAATCAATCAGTACCTAGTTAAAAACAATAACAAATCTGTCAAACAAATTACTGCTACTGGAAGTGGTAATGATAGATTAGTTGTGGTGGTGTATACCAATTCTTAAGTCTAGTGGTAGACCTAAAGGCTCTAAGGATAAACTACCTAGAGTAAGAGGTATAAGCAAGGTAGATAAGTCTCCTGAAGCATACAAGGCTATGAAGAAGTACATAGACCTGGAAAAGGAATACAACAAAATCAAGATGCTTAAGAAGGAGTACAGGAATGGTACATCTCAGCAAAGATTCTATACAAAGAGGTTAAGACAGATAAGACAAAGACAAGCTGACTTGTATGAAATTATAGCTGAGAACCATCTTGCTTATAAACTAGCTGAGAAGCTTAATATAGGTATTACACAGCCTTATAGAAGGTATCTAAGGGCTAAAGGAGAAGGTACTAAATGGAAGCACAAGAACAAGTAATATTGGCTCTTGATGTGTCAACTACATGCACAGGTTATGCTCTTTATGTAGGCGATAAGCTTACTAAGTATGGTTTTATTAAACCTACTGGTAAGGATTGGTTAGTCAGAGTAAGAAAGATGGCTGACAAAGTAACTGAACTAGATGAAGAGTATAGTATTGATACTGTAGTTATTGAAGATACTTTCTTCTTAAAGAATATCAAGACAGTCAAGAAACTGTGTCTAGCACAAGGTATACTGTTAGGTCAGTTACCTGAAGCTAACCTTATTCAAGTATTCCCTAACACCTGGAAGAAACACTTTGGACTAGGTAAAGGGAAAGCTACAAGGGATGAACAAAAGCAGACATCAATCTCTGTAGCTGAGACTATGTTCTTAATTGGACATGGTATTAATGATGATGAAGCTGATGCCATTCTTATGGGTAGATATGTATTGGAAACAATGGAAGGAGGTGAATGATGGACTTAAAGGACTTATTCTATTTCATTAGTGCTGTCATTGGTATTCTATGGATTGCCATTGTTACACTATCTTATGTGCTTGGTTTAATTGCTAAAGCTACAGAAAAGAGACTTGAACGTATCAAGTCACTAGAAGAAAACTAGAATAAATTACATATAGTTTGATTAGTGCTTGAACAACAATAATTAAACTAACTAAAATACAATGTAAAATTTAACGCAAATATTTAACAACAAACTCTTTTCAAACTCTAGAAAATACTAGAAGATTTCACTGGCTATAGATTTATTTCTATAGCCTTTTATTATGCCCTAATTTGCTCTGTAATCAATTCTACTAGCTTCCTAGGGTAAATATACTAGGGTATACAAAAAGACCCTTAGAACGTCTTCTAAGAGCCTTATATAGCCACTAAGTCATTGTAACCCATTTGACCTAGTTGGGGAGGTGATTTACTCCTTTAAATTTTATAGTGGTGTGGCTATAAGCCTATTATACCACTATTTCCAGAATCTGTAAGCAGTCCAACTGTTAATACTGAACTCTCCTAGGAAGTCTAGTGATTTAAAGTCAGTTGATTCTTCAGGTAATTGATTACCAAACTCATCAAAGTTATAGACTTTAGCACCATCATTAGCATAAGAGAAAGAGTTATAGTCAGTAATAACAGCTACATCCTTCTTAGGTTGCCATAGTCTAGTTACAGTACCATCACTATTCTTAGTCTCACTAACAAAGTTATAGACTCTGTAGTTATCAAAGTAAGTTAGGAAAGCACCACTTGTAGAACGATTAATCACTCTACCTTCAGTACCATTATTGTAACCATATCTATTATACCTAGTATCAGGGTTATAGTTACTTGTTACACTTGCATGAGCTACAGTAGCTACACCAAGGGCAAGTAAAACAGTTAGAGTAGCAATTAGTTTCTTCATCATTACCCCTCGTTTGAAACTTCCAAGTTACCCTTAATAGTAACTTTACCAAGAGCATCTTGTACTGAAGTAGATTTAATCTTTTCAATAGCTTCTACCACTTTAGCATTGGCATCAGCAATAGCTTGCTTAATCTCTTGTGCATCTCTTGATTGACTATCAATGAATCTACCAAAGTCAGCATCAGGAAGATTAAGGTGTTTAGCTCCTGCATTCTGTAGTTGGAATACAGTTTCCATATCACCAATACCAAACACTCTACCGTTAACTACAGCTACATAACCACTATCACCAGTTTGATTTCTTACAACAAAGTTCATGTTTTCATCCTCTTCTTCTACACTAGATGATGTTGGTTCATCATCAATCAATACAATATTCTTATCTAGTCCACCTGCAATACCAGTAGAAGTAAACTGCCACCATCTCATGTGTTCCATACCAGGATATACACCCCAGTAAGGAGTAGGTGTTACTTCATAGTTAGGATAACCTGCAATCCATAAACTGTTAGGATACTTAGCTGTTACTTGGTCAATATAGACATTAGCTAGTGTATAAGGCTTGTAGCTATAGTAAATAGGTTCAAAGCCTGCTTGTTTACACTTGTCCATAAAGGCAATTACAGCATCAGTGTTAGCTTGTACGTTACCACTAGCACTATCCTCATAGTCACATACTAAGTATCTAGGCTTGCTTGGTAGATTACTGATGAAGAAGTCAGCTTCTGCTTGTGCTAAACCTACATCTCCACCGAATCTAGCAAAGTGATAATACCCTACACAGTTACTTGTATTGGTTTGTTGTGTAGCTACAGGAGACAACCATCCAGTACCCTCAGTGACCTTAATAATTGTATTTCTAGTACCACTAGCATTACAAATATCTGTTAGGTCTCCTGGTTGATATGCAGATACATCAATGAAATAATCATCTTTCTTCATACCACTAGCTACAGTAGATGGTTCTGAGCTGTTAGTGACTACTGCAGTGTTATTAGATTGTTTAGGCCTAAATGCAGTAGCAAATGTAGCTGAATAAGGTAGAGCTACAATGTTAGTAACACCTTCAGGAGCACCTTGGTTTTGTCCTAGGAAGTTACCATATCCATTACCTGCATCACTATCAAAGATAGCTACATGTGAATAAGGTGTTGATGGTGTAACAGCAAAGATAGCTACATCTCCTGGTTGCATTACTTCTACTTCATCAAAGTAGTTAAGGATACCATTACTGTGTCTTTGAGTCCATAGGTCTTGTGCATATCCACTGTCAGTACAGTTAGCATAAGGTACACCTAACCAATTACAATACTCAGCATACAAATCCCAGCATTGATATAAAAACCAACCATCAATGTCATAACCATTACCAAGGTGAGTATTTTTAAAGTCTTGATAACTCATTATTCAATTCCTTTATTATAACTTGTGCTTGATAGACCTACCAAAGCACCAATGAAAGTACCTAAAGCAGTCAATACAGTAACAATAACACCTGTAGTTTCAGGGTATCCTACTGCAATACCTACAGTACCTACAAAGGTAGCTAAAGCAGGAATAAAAGTAATTGCTACAAACTTAAGTACATCATAAGTTTTATTACTAAAAATCATTGTATCTTTCCTCCTTAATTTCTAGTTTATCATACTTGCTATAGAGTAATTTAATTTCACCATTACCACCGTTATTGTGATAGATGGTATACATCTTAGCAATCTCTGTAGCTTCATCTACAAAGGTGTAACCACGCTCTAGAGCCTTAGTAAGGGCATTGTATAGCTCCATCCTAAAATGGCTCTTAGCGAAGCTCTCAGTAGCCTCTATACGCTTTTGTTGAGCTTCATTCTCAATAACCAATTCTCTGACATCATTAGTAAGTTTAGTAAGAGTTTCATTTAATTGATTTTGATGAGCAATTATCTGTACTCTCTCTTCTCTACTTTCTCTAATGCTTTTCCTAATTGTCATGTAAATACCTACACATGTAGATAGTGTTGATACTGCCCCCCCTACAGTAGTCATTAAAATATCAACTGATATACTCAATTCTACTTACCTTCTTCTTTGGGTTTAGCGTCCTCTTCTTTTTTCTTTTTCTCTTCTTCTTCCTTTTGCTTACGCTCAGCAATCTTCTCATCTGACCAATCACAAGCACCACATAGTACGTTACAAGGGTCAGTAGGCAATCCAATATTAGGGTTGTGGTTAATATACTGAGCAGTAATACTACTTCTTGTAGGGGCATATACCCACTCGTCAAGAGTAGATAACATCTTAATAACATCAGATGAACCACCTTCAGGTTTAAGGTCAAATTCCTTATTATATTCAAGTGTTCTATTGATGTCTTGTTCCCAAGACTGGCCTGGGTCATACCCTTTTTGGAAAACTACATTGTTGTCAATATCATAGATAGTGAATCTACCATTGTGATGAGTAGTATTTGCTTTATTGACATACTTAATTTTATCAATTCTGATAGCACTAATTTTAGCATGGATAGAACCATCTTTATTAGGTGTGTAGCTATGGATAACTTTACCATGAACATTACCAACACCTACTTCACCAGTATCAACCATGTTCCATACAATAGTAAAATTACCATTAGTGTCAGTCTTAACTACACTATATGTTTGTCCACCACCAGTTTCAACTACAGTAGTGTTGGACTTCATAGATAATTCTACATTGTCACTCAACTTACCAATTAGGAAGTCTACAAGAGCATTTAGTTTCTTTTCATGACAGTTAGCTACAGCACATAGGTTATCTACACGCTTATCTAAATTAACTACCATAATAAGCAAGTCTCTTAGGAAACACCATAAGAAGTAAGCATATTGAGCTAGTCTTTTAGGTAGACCTACACAAGATGTATTTGCTAGTAAACAAGCATAGTCTTTTAATACCTTAAGCTTCTTTTCCATTACATCTTGTCTTTGTTCTACCTCTACACAGACATCAATCTTTTCACATTGACAATCTCCACATTGTCCTAAGCAAGACATTATTTACCTCCTGTTAATTCTTTAGGTACAGGTGTTAAGTCTCCACAAGTAACACTAATAGCTTTAACCTCAAAGAGTTGTGGTTCTTCAGGTCTTGTAGGCTTAGCAGGTTCTTTAGGTTTAGTTCCTGTAGGTTGTGTTGGTCTAATAGGTTCTGTTACTGTAGGCTCATTAGGTCTTACAGGCTCAGTCTGATTAGGTCTAGTAGGTTCTACAGGTTTATTACCACCAGGAGCTACAGGTTCTGTAGGTCTTTCAGGTACATCTACAGTTCTCTTAGTAGGTTCTTTAGGTCTACCTTCCATAGAGATTGTAGGAGCTGTAATCTTAAGTGATACCTTATTGTGTGAACCTTCAACCCACATATCATCATATAACAAGAAGTCAATGTTTTGAGATTGCCCTTGATTAATATTGATGTCATGTGATAAAGGATAAGTAACATCAAGGGCTTGTGTAAATGCTGACTGTCCTCTATAGGATTTAGACCAAATAACAGCACCATTAGGTTTCTTATAAGTAATACTAAAGTCTGAGAAAGCTACTTTAGGTGATACCTTATCATAACTTACCTCTTGGATAGTAACACTGTTAGCCTTGATATTAACACCACCAGTAATACCACTGTAGCTAGCATTGAATCCTACTTTACCTCTAAGAACCCAGTAACCAATATTTTCAGTACCATCATTGATAGGAGACTTAATAGTAAAATTACCAGTATTCTTATCAAAAGTATACTCATCAGGTAAGTCAGCACCAGTATTATCTAATTCTGAGAACTCAAAAGTATATCCAATATTACCTACAAGTCCTGCCTCCCACTGCTTAATAGCTTTGTTGTATTCAACAATAGCTGTCTGATAGTCAGATTCAGCCTTCTCAGCTTCTCTAAGCTTGTCATTGTATTCTTTAAGCTTTCTATCATACTCAGCCTTAAGACGTGCATATTCGCTATTAGAAGCGTTATATGAAGCCATATCTTTGTTGTACTTCTCTACAGCTTTAGTATACTCAGCCATTACTCTTCTGTAAGCTTCTAAGTCAGTATTATACTTAGCAAGAGCTGTAGCATAATCACTTCTTAGCTTATCATAGTTAGCTTTGTCTTTTTCATACTGAGCTACAGCAGTCTCATAGTCCTTATTGGCTTTATTAAAGCTTGCTAGACCATCTTGATAGAGCTTGTAGTTCCTATTATAAGTCTCCATAGCTTCATTGTAGATAGCTAGTTTAGTGTTATATTCATTGAGGATTCTAGAGTTTTCTTTGTTAGCAGTAAGTTGTTTCTCTACTTCTACTGCTAAGTCTGAAATCTTTCTACATAGTTCCTCATCACGCTTCTTAAACACTGTAAGGTCTAATTCTTGTTGCATCCTAAGAATGTCTCTAAGGATACACCATAGCATGTAGAACCCTTTAGAGAGGATTCTAGGAAGGTCAATACAGTTAGCGTTAGCAATAACACATACTAAGTCATGAAGGACTCTTAGCTTGTCTTCAATGTCTTTTTTATTTTTAGCTTCAATGCATTCACAATCATTGCATCCAGTACAAGCCATTTAGTACCTCCTTTACAGTGATTCACTTAAAGTGATAGTCTGGTTATCTTTTTTAAGGATAACATAAGTAGCCATCATATTATCATCTAAGCTCATAGTTCTTGTGACAGTTATATCACCATATTGTTGGATATTTAGAAAATCCTCATGAATGATACAAAGCTCTTCACCAATAGCTGTGTCATAAGTTTTGATTTTAGTATTAAAACTTACCTTACTTACACTATACCTTGGAAGAAAACTATTAGTCATGTTTGCTGATAGCAATACTCTAGGCTCTCTATCAATAATTTGTGATGGAACAAATTTATTTTTTTGAATAGTATAATCAATACCACTGACAAACCTACCAAAATCAATATAAGGGATGGTAATTCCTTTTGCATACTTAGCTACAGAGTTTATAAACTTCTTATCATAAGGGTTTCTACCATTACCTTTGATTACAGAGTTATCAATAGAAATACCTTCTCTTTTTAAGATACCATAATTGTACATTATTCAGTTACCTCCTTCAGACTATAGACAAGCTCAGCAAGAGCTACTTTAGGCTCTTCTAGAGTCACTTCAATAGTGTACTCATCTTGGAAGTTAGCTCCAAACATAAGACCTGTAGTTAAGTTATCCAAAGAAGCAGGAACAGTTAATGTAGGTTCTTCAGTAATAATTCTATTGTTATCTAAGTCAAACTTGTAGAACTCAAAGTAGAATGATAGATTAAGAACACCATTTGTACTTAAGTCATACATAACATGGATATTACCAAAAGCTTCAGGGAATGTGTATCTACCTACTCTAGCGATACCTTGTGCTTCAGCTTGATTAATTGGGATAGTAAAACCAATCCTAATATAATCTTGTGTTTGTTCATTAATTCCTGGTGTTTTATACATTTTAGTAGAAATTCTAGGGAATTGGATAAACAACTCCTTATCACCAAAAGTATACTTAGGTGTAGGTAAAGTAACTTGAACAGCATTTGTAGTTAATAGACTGTTAAACTCTTTCACACCTAACTGTGTTAGAGTTTTTAGTTTATCACCAATGTTATTTGAACTAGCAATAAGTCTGTACTTAGTATTTGTATCAACTACAGAGTTATTAATAGTACCATCTTCAGTAATAGTAATACCATTACCTGCCCTGTAGGTAGTACCTTTAGGAATCTCTACTGAGTTACCATTACTAATACTTAGTGTAGTACCGTTTAAAGTCAGTGTTTGTTTGTCACTGTCTTCTTTAGCTTCTAGTTTCTCTACTCTAGCTACAAGAGGTTTATCATCATAAGAAGTACCTCCTGTAGTTGCTGTAGATGTTAGTTCAGTAAAGCCATCACCATTTTCATTAAGGATATAGGCTTTATTGTCAGGCATAATATAGGCATGGTTTCTAGTTGCATAGTCTAGGTCAGGTAGTGCTTCTACCCTCTTAAATACAGGGTTACACCATGAAATACAGTCACCCATTTAATACCTCCTATTTACGTTCAATGTCACTATAGTTAATCATAGAGACAATACCATTGTCATTATAATCTTTAAGTGATTCCCATGAAACATCTTTTTGAATTGTCAATGGTTTGTTGACAGTTACTAGACCAAACTTAGTTTCCCCTTGAGTATCTTTATAGTCAGGGTTTTCTAGTTTAAACATAGCACCTACACCATAAGTCTCACCTACAATAGGTTGGTTAAAGAGATTAATTAAACTAGCCCACTGAGTACCATATAGGAAAGGAGCATAGAGTAGGACTGAATTAATAGTCTCATTGTATGAAGGAGTGTTCTGTAGTTTAAGTACATCCTTAACCATATCATCTGTTTCAAGACTACCTTCATAAGTCCAATTAAGATAAGGTCTAGTGTCAGTTACAGTGATGAGAGGAAAGTTATCTTCTCTCTCTTCTCTTTTAATTTTAATAGCCATTAATTATCTCCAATTACAAGTGGTCATTATCATGTCTACTTTGTTCTTCAAGGTAAGAAACTCTAGCTTCTAGAGATTCTTTAGCTACCCTAAGTGTCTCTACTGTAGATTCTAAAGTAGTAAGTCTAGTTTCAATAGAAGTAACTTTAGCTTCCAATCCTGAAGGGTCAAAGACAGTATCTTTATCTTCTTTGGTTTCAAGCTTAGCTACAGTTGCTTTTACTTCTTCAAGAGCTTTCTTAATTTCAGAATCATCATAGATAGTGTCTTTATCCTCTTTAGCGTTTAAGGCATCTGAGAGCTTCTGTACTGCTTTGTTTACTTCCTCTAGTCCTGTTACACTAGCCTTACCTTCAAGCTCCTTTTTAAGGGCTTCTAGAGCCTCTGAGACGGTTTTATCTTTATCAGTAGGTTTATCCTCTTTGTCAGATGGTTTTTCGTCCTTCTTAGCTTTAAGAGCTTGTTCTACTTCAATGACTCTATTAGTCAAGTCTAGGAGAACATTAAGCTGATTAGTTTCTGTAGCTTCATCTCTTGTCAATTCAAGCCATGCAGTACAGTTAGCATTTGCATACCACAACTTAGAATCAGGTGTACGATACAAGTAATGTCTTGAAGTTCTACCAAGTGTAGGAAGACAATTTACATCAAGAATAGGTTTGCAGTTAGAGCTATATTGTCCTGAACATTCATTGCATTCATTACAGCTATTACATCCACAGTTTGTACACATACGGTGTACCTCCTTTATTTATATAATTCTACTTTAGCTAAGTAATTAAGTTGTTTAATCTCCCTGGTTCTTCTAAGAGCTTCTGACCTAAGAGCTAGGATACAGATAACTGCTTGGTAGTCTTCAGGATGATTAAGTAAGTGTCTGTCTAGTAAGTCAATCCGTCTATTAACTACAGAGAGCTTAAGAGACTTCTTATGAAGGATATTGGTGTAATTCATTGTTGCTCCTAGTTTAAGTGATTATATTTAAGATAGGTTCTTAAAATAACATCTGCTTGCATTGAACCAGTAATTTCTACTAGATGCTCACCACTTCTAAAGATTTTCTTTTGTTGTTCTTCAGTGAGTGCTGTAGCTCCTAACATAACATCATATCCGTGGTTAGGTTTATCATCTGGGAATACCGAGTATTTGTCAATCCATTTGCCATCATATTGAGCTTTAAACATTGGTGTAAAGTCAATACCATCAATCTTAACCTTGATGTCTCCTGCAAACTTAGCTACATAGTTTCTAGTAAGTGAGCCATCAGTATTACCAATACTCTTACCACCTGCTACTTCAGGAGGATAGATAAGGTGTCTACCACCACTGAGCATATCATCCATTGTTCTCTGTCTCTCAACTACAAACCTTTGACCTGATACGTTCTGCTCTAGTGTAGTTACTGTGTCACCATTGATAGCTTTAATAACACCAGTATGTCCATAAGGACTATATTGATTGGTTTCAGTAAAGATAGCTCCTACCTTCATAGCTTCTCTTGATGTAGGTACTACCTTCCATCCTACAGCATTCCAGTCATAACCAACACCAATGTTACTAGCTGATAGTGTATCACCTATAGCATGAGTAATACCAGTAATACCACCACCAAGTCCTACACCACCTAATTTCATTGAGTACCAAGCTACAAGACCATAACACTCACCATTACCAAGTGTAGTACCTTTAAGTGAGTCTAGCTCACCAAGTACCTTCATGGTCTCTGTAGCTGTCTGTACCTCTCCTGTAGCTCCATTAGGTTCACCACTACTAGCAGTACCAACAATACCACCAAAGTCAGACATTCCTGAACCTCTATTGTTGTTACCATCTGATTGTCCTCCACCACCTGATGAGTGGAATACAGTACCAGTATTCATGCTATCAGTAGGCTTAAATGAGATGTGAACATGGTCTCCATGGTTCTGAGTCTTATTACCTCTATCAGGCATTAAGCTCCATACCCTAGCAGGACCATAGATATTATTGACATTCATGAAGAACTTTTGACCCCAAATTACATAGTCAATATTAAGTTCATCCATGTTCTCAATAACAAAACCTGCAATAGTATCACCAAGTCTGTAGTTATCATTAGTCATGAAGTCTACTGCTAGTGATTGGTCTGGTTGGTGTCCTGGATAAGTAATGAACTGTTCTTCTGGTGTATTAGTAGCAATAGCTATAGCTCTTTTAACCCTAGCTACATGAGGTTGCCATGCACCTGTAGCTCCATCCCAATGGCTTCTAATAATATCACCAAAGGCATTACCATCAATAAGGTCATAGTAACCATTAGAACCATCAGAAGCGTTTGTAGGCTGTAGTAACTGTGCATCAATCTTATCTAGGATATTATCATTATTAGAGTTAATACCTGACCTTACATCATTTGCTAAAGAGTAGTAAGAAGCATGCCCTGCTGCAGCATAGTCAAACAAAGCTCCACCAATTTGAAATAGTCCTTTCATAAACTCATCAAATGTAGTTTTACCTTGGACATTATACATCTTTTGGTTGTTACCTGCAGTTTGTTCAGCTAGCAAATACATGTAGTCAATAAGGAAGTCATCTACAGAAGCAAAGTGCATATATGTACCACCTTCATTAGAAGGTCTAGCACTACCTGTAGTAACTACAACACCTGAAGGTCTAGTACCTGCAGTACCAGTAATACCACCCCAGTTATTATCTGCTTTAGCTACTGCTGAGTTACCCCAGTTAGATTCAATATAAAGTTGAACAATGACACCTGAAGGAAGTAGATTGTACTTAGCACATCCATCAAGGATAGTTTGAACTAAACTTGCAGGAAGTGTATTACCACCATAAGTAATATCACCACCAGTATACTTCTTATCTCCACCAAAAGCTGAGCCTTTAGTAGAACCACCTTCTTTAAGTCCTGTCTTAACTCCATATGGTCTAACAATGATTTTAAACCACCAATGAGCAAACTTATCAAAGTCATAAGATATTGATGTATAGAACTGAGCAGGAACATTACTTGTCATTACTGATTGATACTCAATACCATGCAAGTCAGTTACTGAGAACCGTCTTTGAAACCCTTGTCGTTTCCATCTCTCTGTAGATGAATTGACAGCATTTAAGAGCTTCTGTGCTTCTGTCTGCATCTATACCTCCTTATCGTTATATAAGTATTTCTCTATGGTTAATTTAAAGCTTGTGAATCCATCATAGGAAGTAGTAACTTGAATCTCTGAGATGTAGAAGTAATCATCTTTAGACATTACTTTCTTGAAGTATTTAGAACACTTCTCTGATTTAAGTAGTCTGTCTACAAATGTAAGTCTTACTTTATCTCCTACATTGTAGTTATTAGGTAAGTCTTTGATGTCAAAGGTATAACCTACTTTTCTTCTACTGTGGATAAGCTTTCTTACTGCTTGTGTGTAAAGTTGTCTACTAGCTACAAGACGGTCTTCATCTGATAATTCCTTGTTGTTGTTAGCTACAGGTTGGACATCATTTGATGTGAATGATTGTTCATATACTCTACCTGCTTCAAGAGCTAGTCCTTCCTTATCTAGTACAGCATAGTCACCATTATTGTTAGCTCCAAAAGGAATTAAGTCAATGTAGTCATAACTACGCTCAGTATTAACTTCCTCTCCAGTAAGGATAACAGGAAAGTCAGGATTCTGTAGATAAGGTCTATTATAGACATCTCTAAGAGTAAGTGTAGTAGTACCTGAGTCTGACTTATCTGTAAGATAGATACCATAGTTAGTGATTGTAGTGAAGTCTCTTTGAGTTACTAGCTCATTACCTAACAAGTTAGTTTCATTAACCATTAACTCTTTATACTGACCAAACCTACCAATCTCTATGGTTCTCTCTTCAGTAAGTGATACTCTCCAAAAGACATCCTCAGTCTGTTTACAAACATCTGTAAGAGCTTGTAGCTTATCCTGATTAGAGAATAGGTAAGTGATAACAATATCATCTGTACCTTCTTCAGTGAACTTATAAGTCCAATTCTCATCATTGAACATACCACTAAGTTTTGATAGCTCAACATAGTTTACTGAAATACCATCATCTTTAGTAGTATTGTCACCCTTATCTACATCCTTATCCTCTTTAGGCTTTTCAGTAGTTACTTCAGTCTTACCTTTGTTGTAACCATCTTTAGTAGTTACTGTAGTAGTAACAGTACCATCAGGTCTAGTAGTTACTGTAGTTTGAGTATAAGCTCCTTTACCAGTAACTACCTTAGTGATGTGACTGACTACTTCCCTGGTAGTACCATCTGACATCTCATAAGTAGTTGTCTTAGTCTTACTACCATCCTCATTATAGACTGTGTTAATGGTCTTGTTACCAGTCTTAGTAACCTTCTTCTCTTCAGGCTCTCCATCTTTCTTAT